AATGCAAATCTTCATTTGGAATATGAGCAACGGCTAAATCTATCTTCCCTAAATCTGCCATCTTTGTATCTTCAGCAAAATCAAAGTTTGTGTTTTCTGGTGGCTTCGATCCGTTACTTAATGACTTTGCTTTAATCTCACCCTTTTCTGCTAGAGTGTTGTTGCAGACGGCAATAAAAGCTGTAATGTCAGATGGGCTAACCGTTGTTAATGCCAATGGTGGAACATCTAGCAAGCTATCGTCAGGCCAACTATAATTCTTCTTAGTGTCTGGGTGTTTTCCAGAGGCTACAAATTGCTGGCCTTCAGCCAAAACTTCAATACAGGCATCTTGTCCTTTGATTGAATATATCGCAGTTTTAGTTTTATAAAACGGCTCAGAACATTTAAAAACAAACAACGTCTTTGGGGCGTTGCCGATTCGTTCTGGAGCAAAACCTAGTTGATCAATCGCAATGTTACGAATTGTTTCAGCCGTTGCAGGGTCTTTAACATCTATGTCTACAGCAACGATGTTGTGGATTCCACCGCATAGTAACCCAATGTTGCTGTTGCCATGCTTGGCGTAATCTTTAGCAGCTTCTGGCCTAGTTTGCCATGCTTTAAGAATAGGAACTTTACCATTTAACGGAGTTACATCGTAACCTAGAGTTGCCAGTTCTTCTGCATAAGTCTCATATCTATTCATAAGGTCGTACCCTTTAAATATCTGTGTTTGTTTTTGGATAATCTAGAATATCGTAACGTAAATCTTTTAACATAAATTTTTTTTCTTTTTTGCTTCCAATAAAAAATATATACCTATGCTTTCTAGACCGTGGTTTTAAATAAAAATTTTTTCCATATTTTTCTCGCATTGCAACCGATCTATTAGCAACACCCCTAAATTCATCCGCTATTGTCTGTCCATGCAAATGTTCTTTTCCCCGAATTGCCCAATCTGTTCTGTTGGCCGATAACCCGCAATAAAAAAAGTTTGTCGCTTGGTAGACAAATCCAGTATGTTTTTGCGCTATATCTGCAAAACTAACAATAACAGATGGAGAAGGAAGCTTCTTCATAGCTCGTGAAATTAAATAGCTACCGCTGTTTTTGTAATTATTTTTAAATACTAATCTGCTAAGTTCCAAAACATTGCTTGCCCATTTTCCACCGCATATACCAGACCTTAATGTTGCACTTGGTGGGGTTCCAAAAGTTACAACACCCTCAAGTCTATCTTTTATATACAACCCAAAACAGTAACTAACGCTTGGAGTGCGCCTTGCGTAATGCGTATCTATTAAAAGTGGAAGCGCAGACCGTAATGTAGTTGGTAAAATTTTCCAGTTATCCATAAGGTCGTACCCTTTGATAAAATGTTTAGGGTTTTTCGGGGCTACCATGACGGCAACCCCGAATTTCCCTTTCAGCGGGGCGGGTACGAATCAACCCACCAAAAGATCTAAAACTCTTCGTCACCCTCTACAACAGGCGCAGCTTCAGCTTGCTCTTTTAGACAATCTGGACGATCTGCCCATTTTTTAAAAGTAAATTCAGGTGCAGAAGTACTGCCTTTAGAAAATTTAATTTCCTGAACATCTGACATATGAACAACGGCAGTCTCACCTTTGCCACCGTCAGCTTTAACGGCTTGCATTAGAGATACTAAACCAGCCCATGCTCCAGAACCAGCTTGTGACCATGTAGCTGGTTGGTCTTTGCCAACAGCAAGGCGAATAGAAAAACCTTTTTTCCAACGGTCTTCGCCTCGATCCGCTGGTTGCGCTTGGTCAAACCTAGCTGGGGTTGTGTTCCAAACCCATTCAGGAGCAACGCCAGGCGTTCCATTACTAAAGCACCAACCCGTTCTCAAAGTATCAATATCAAAAGCAACAGATTTTTTTAGCTTTTCTGTTACGTTTTCGGCTCCATCTTCTGAGCGCAAACTAAAAGAACGAGAAGGCATTTTGCCAACCGTTTGCTCCCTTGCGTGCCAGTTTAAGAATGGGCCTTCTGCGGAACCGCCTTGATTGCCTTCGTCAAAATCGTACATGTTGTTTTCCTTGTTTTGTTGTTTTGCCGTTGTTGGCTTAGTTGTTGTAAACAATTTGTTAACTATAGTCAAATGTTAAATTACTATTTTTTCATTTCTCTGTGTCTCTCATGGTGTTGGGCCTCACTCATTGCTGTTAATGTTGTGTTGTGATTGTGAAAAACTTCCCATCTTTTCATTAAAGCATCAGAAGCAAAAAACCTGCCGTTAGCATTTCTCTTAAATTCAATATCAAGCAAAGTAATGTTTTCTAATTTAAGCCATTCATTAACAACATCCAAAAAAGGTGGCTCGTGATGAACGTGATCTAGCCCTTGGTCAATAGATGATTGCCGCACATCGTCCATTTGTTCCCTGATTGCATCACGCAATAATTTAAATCGAATAATTTTTTGAGGGTTAGAATCAAAAATAAACCTGTAAGCAAAACGGTGAATTGATTCTATTGCGTTAGGCCACTGTGGTTGCCATCCGTAATGAGGCCATTCTCCAGTTTCTTCTCCACCTCTTTTTTGCTTAGAAAAATTCTTTGGCGTATCTGGTGGAAAAATATCTCGTTCTGGATGGCTTTCTAACGATAAACAAAGAAACTCAAAAAGGCTGCTCCCGTCACTTACATCAGATGGAGAATTTCTGCCATTTGGCATTGCCCATTTTTTTACTTCTGCTTTCGTTTTAAAACATTCCATTCCAAAATGGTATTTGCACTTGTCCAGGCCGCATCCGTTTTGTTCCATGATTAAACTCCAAACAATTCAAGGCGAGTATTTTCATCTCCGCGCCAATAAAATGAACTGGGATCAACAGGAACGATTAACCGCAATAGCTCTTTATCTCCTAAACGCAAAAACGCCTCTTGCCTAGTCAAATGAGCTTTAATCTCAGTCATTAGTTCATCAGCGTCACCGTCCTCTTTTATCTCGCACTTTTTGGGAGTAACGTACAAAAACTTAACAGCGGTGTTTCCGCTAGACTTTTGATAAAACGCACGTTGACGTTGATGCTCAATTGACATTGTAGACGGCATCCGCATGGTAGTTTTTAAATCAACAATCAGACCGTGTTCTGGGAACTTAAAATCTATGAAGCCCATAAACTCTATCGCCCAACCTTCGCCTTTAGCTTTCATGCTCACACGATGTTGGTCACCGTTTTCTGGAAAGTCTGGAACGCCATACGGTTCTAAAGCCTCAACCGCCAGTTCCGTCATAGGCTGGATGTTTGACCGTTCTTTTATTGAGGATCCATCGTCAAATTCCATCATTGTCTTATTGTCAAAATCGTTAATCGCTTTGGCTATCGCGTTATCAATCGGCATTTTGCCTGTGATCGTGTCTGCTACCGCTTGTTCCGTAAAGATGCCACGCCACATGGCTGGTGATGCACCGCCTTTGTTGTTGAACAGATAATGAGATACCCAGGCACTGGGGCAACCAATCCACTTGTTTATTTGACTAATACTTGAGTGTTTAATGCCATGCATTTCAAAACCGTTCATTTTTGCTCACTTCCATATTTGGCGATTAATAAAGCTTCTGCCCTGCCGTCATCTTTTACGCGCACAAATTTATCCGCTAAATCTGGGTATAGGCGCGTTGCCAACAAACGGCTGTGGTCTTTCTCTTTAGATAAACCGTAAGATTTTTTCCACTTTTGAGGTGTAACCAACGTGTAAGGAATCATAAGTGCTTGGAACACACCTTTTAAAACTCCGACACCTTGACCAAAATTGTAGGCACTTGTGCGGCCCATTCCAAAGCTATTCACTTGCTCTAGAAATATGTGGGATGGCCTAAACTCTCCAAAGATAGATGCGATTTCTATGCCGTTTACTTCTTTTCCAATTATGGGCATGTCAAATATTTCAACGTGGTCATAGTCCAGCAATGCAATCGCACCCTTTGCGCCAGGGTCAATGCCGGCAATCATTTGTAAAAATCCATTGCAGTCACTTCACCTTCTGACCAGTTTTGAATCTTTTTCATCTGAGCTGGGCGGGGGATCCGCTTGCCATTGATCCAAAGATTCAAAGCTTGCCTTGTGACATCAAGTTCAGCCGCCGCAGTCGCCAGCGGGAAACCTTTAGATTTAATGTATTTTTCTATGTTCATAAAACATGTTGTTACATAATTTTAATAAGATGTAAACAATATGTTATTTATTTAATAATATTGTGAACAAGTTGTTGACAATGATGATGCAAGTCTTTATATTTATAATTAGGAGAGATGGACACACGGCCTTCTCATTAGCAAAGGAAACAAAAAATGCAAAACTTAATTCCAACAACCGATTTAT